TCATCGGCCATGCGCGGCGTGGCCGGCGGTTTCGGTGGTGGCTTGTAATCGGGACCGCTCGAGAGACACATAAACCCTTACCCGGACTGCGAATATTCACGGGTATGGTAGTCGGTGCCTTTACTTTTGGGAATGTTGCGTTTTTCGCAACATCTACATCACAGGGCGTCGAGCGGGTCGTAGTCTTTACTTTCGTTGCGTCGTTTCGCGAAGTGACTATCTATAATTGCGCCTGATGGTGCTTTACTACCTTTCGGTGGTACCGGATAAGCAAACGTCAACGCCAGCGCATCGGCGAGGTCCGGCGACGGCAGGCCGCGGTCGCGCAGCTTGTCCTTGCTCTCCAGGGCGAACTTGTTGGCCGCATTGTCGTAACTGTAGGTCGGTGCGCACAGGTCCACCTTCAGGTCCTCGATGTTGGGCAGGCGCCCACCCTTGTCGATCCACTGGCGCATCAGGTCCCACATCTCCGAGCGCTTGTTCACGTAATGGGCGTCCATCGGCTTGCCGCCGAAGTTGACCTCGACGATCGAGTGGCCCAGCTGGCGCAGCCGGTCGATCACACCCTCGCCGCGCCCGGCATCGATGCAAACCAGGTCCGGGCTGTACTCGTTGATGGCCTCGGCCACGTAGCCGGCGAGATCCATGTTGTTGACCTCGTGGTAGACGTGCGGCTGGTAGGCGAGCAGACCCTTGCGCATGAAGATCACCGAACGGTCGCCGCCATAGCGCGCCACGTCCACGCCGAGGATGACCGGTGAGCCCTCGACGTCGTCCTCGGTGAGCCCGGAGTTGATCGCGTCCATGACCTGGTGCAGTGAGATCAGCGCATTCTCGGCCTGGGCGCTGAAGTCGCACAGGTATTCCCGCGCGAAGCTGTTCTCGGGCATGTCCCGGCGCAGGCGCTCGATCTCCTCGGGGTCCAGGGCCTCGGTGTCGTACACCGTCCAGCGCGCGGCGTACCACTCAGGGTCATCCAGGCCCTTGTAGTACAACTGGCTGAACAGGTTCACGCCGTTCGGGGTGCCGATGAACATCGCCCACCCCTTGCGGTCCGACATCGCCGGCTGAATGATCTCGTCCCAGACCTCGTGGCGGATCTGCGCGACCTCGTCGATGACCGCCCCGTCGATCCGCAGGCCGCGCATGGCGTCAGGGTTGTCGCCACCGAACAGGCGAATCATGCAGCCGTTCTTCTTGAACACGATCGCGGTGTCACCCTCGCGCACCTCGACCTGACCCAGCGCGATCATCGGCTCGAGAATGGCCTTCAGCCTCAACCACGCGATCGCCCGCGCCTGCTTCAGGTACGGCGCGAGGTAGATGAACAGGCCCATGTCCAGGCGGAACGCGATCGCGGCCTCTATGAGCTCCATGAGGGCGAGCTCGGTCTTGCCGGCCCGTCGGTGCAGGGCGAGCACGTTGAAGCGCACCCGGGCGTCGTGGACGCGCCTCTGCCAGTCTCTGGCCTTGTACCCAAGGTCCAGCTGCCGCCGTTCCGTTCCGTCAGCCTCAGCGGCCGGCTCAGCGCCCAGGAAGTCAATCGCCACGGCGCACCCCGGTGATCACCTCGAGGATGATGCCGCCGTTCTCACCGGTCCCCTTGACCGTCATCGGCAGCACCTTGCCCACCAGCCCCATGAAGGCCACCGGGTTGTCCTCGGCCTGCCGCGCCAAGTAGTCCACGCCGCCGGCCTTATCCAGGGCTTTGAGGATCATGTCCTTGAGTTCCCTGGTGATTTTGTTCGGCCGCCCCAGTCGCCCGCTGCGGTTCGCGTTGGGGATCTGGTACCCCGGCTGACCGGGTTTGGGTTGGGGTTTTGTTGCTCGTTGCAAATTGCAAGGAATCACTTCACCGGTCAACGGTGTTGCGTCCTTCGCAACAAAGCCCGGCGGCGCAGGGGCCACACTCACCTTCTCAGTCATCGTCCACCTCCACGAGTTTGAAATCATCGTCCACCAAGTTTAGGCCCTCGGCCTTGGCCACATGCAGGATTGCCCGGTACCAACGCGGGGGCACGTAGCCACCGGTACCACCGGCAGTGCGCGGCTTACACCAGCGCAGCACCGTCGACCGATACACCGGCCGCCCCACCGCATCAGACAGCAACACCGCCAGGCGATTCGCACTGCCGAAGCGCGACACAATACGTTGCGCCTGATTCATGTCGGAACCCCCCTCCATCGCCCCCGATTTATAGACCCGGTAACCGGGGTATCCAGTATCCACCACAGGTGCAACCGCACATCTATATAGAAATATTTTTGCGTCATCGCCCTTTTCTGTTACGTATTGGCGTAAATAATTCTGTATATATCAGTCATTGTAATTTTGGGTGGTTACCTGGGTACCACAGTTAATAAACAACCATGAAACAATGACTTAACCGGTAACCACCCTACGCCCCGCTGGGTGGTTTTTTCGCTGGGTACGATGGTTACCATTCCTCCTCCTATGACGGGCCTATAAATTTATAGACCTTCTATATTTTCACCGTGGTACCAATCGAACCGTTCACGGTCGGATAGCACCGCTATATTAGCGGGCGCGTAAAATCTCGGCGTATTTTGGTGGATACCGCCCTCCTTGCACTGACCGCGGCATTTCACGTACCCGAGATCCACTAAAAAGTGCGCTATGTTTTTGTCGCTTACCCGTTCATAACCGTTCGCTTTGAGCACCAGCTTGATCTGCTGGACAGTGATCGCGCGGGTGTCGAAGGGCGCGCTGGCATCCTCGTGCGCCTCCTTCAGGAACCGCAGGTAGGCCGGCATGGCCTCCTGCGCCGCCTCGTAGTAGGCCGACGTCTTGACCGGCAGCTGGTTGTACTGGAAGGCGCTCAGGTCCACTGCGAGCAGGTAGGCGTAGACGGCCGCGGCGCCCCCAGCGTCCAGCCATCGGTAGTAGTCGACGAAGAACCGCCGCCGTGCATCCTCCTCCTCCAGGCCGGGGATGTGGTCCGAGACCTTGAGTACCAGCAACTTCTCGTCGTTCTCGTCGAAGTGCAGCGCGTCGCCATGGTTCGAGAAGAGGTACATCGCGTACAGGTTGGGTTGGTTGACGATCGCCCCACCTTTCATGTTCAGGGCCTCCATGTCGTCGTTGGCCAGTCGGCTCTTCAGCTGGTTGTAGAAGCTGCGGTTCTCGGGCTGATAGACCTCCTCGACGATCACGACCTTACGCCGCGCGAAGTGGTCGCCCCAGATCCCCCGCCTGGAGTCCATGTCCTCGCTCTTCACCACCCCCACGGCGTCGCCCAGGATGCGCTTGATGGGGGCCAGCACCGAGCTCTTGCCCGTCCTGGGCTTACCCATCCAGAACACCTGCCAGTTGGCCTTGACGGCCGGGTACTGCAGCGCGAAGGCCATGTGCTGGATGACCAGCCCGGCATACTGACCGCAGATGCCCTCGACCACGCGCAGCCATGGCGAGACGTCCCCGGGGACCGGGATCATCGTCGGTGGGTGGTAGGTGTTGAGCCAGCGCTGACGGCCACGATCGACGAACTGGGCCTCGCCCGGCCACCATGTCAGCCCGTCGACGACGATCTTGTCAGGCCTCAGGGCCAGTGCCTTGGAGGGCAGGATGACGTTCTCGGGGTTGTTGGGGTCGGCGAACTCGTGGTGGGCGAGCGCCAGGTCGAACGCCTGCGGCACCATCGGTACCCCGGTGCCGATGTCCACGACCTTGTTGTGTCGTCGGTCGATCGCGTAGCCGGCCAGGATGTCACCCTGCCCTCGCCCCGCCCTGCGCTCGGCGGCCGCGCTGCGGCGAGCGTTGCGCATGCTGTCGCGGACCGAGGCGCGGGCCACCCCGAGGTGCAGGGCGATGTCCCGGCTCAGGGCGTCGATGACGGTGGCGTCGAGGTCCAGACGTGCCAGCTGGGCCAGGAAGGGCACCGCGGCCTCCGGGTCGCCAGGCGGCAGTTGGTGCAGGGCCTCGCGCAGTTGTTCGTACTGACTGCCCTCTGCCGCCACGGTCGGTGTTGCGCTCACCGCAACATCGACACCACCACCGATGAAGTCGAGCACAGGCGCACTGGCAGCTGCCGCCCGCGGTACGTCGCGCAGCACCCGCCATGTGTCATGGGCGTCGCGCAGCCCGGTCTGCACCAGGAAGTCATTGAATCCACGGTCCTGGCAGTGACCGTGGTGGCACTTGAACTCACCGGACCCGTCCGTGTTCGTCTTCAGCCACGTCCCAGAGTTGTCACCGTCGGAGTGCTCCTCGATCCAGGGGCACTCGACCAGGTACTCACCCTCACCCTTGTCCTCGAGGGTGTTGTCCGCCAGCCAGCGCATGACCGGTGCGGTCTCGGGCCAGACCCCGGCGCCCACGCCCTCGTTCTCGACCCGCCGGGCGTCCAGGTCGCAGTCGAAGGCAGCCGCGATGTCCTCTATGTCTACCTTCCAGCCCGGGGTGTACTCGGTCAGGTGGACCGGGTATGGCCCCCCGTGGGCCTCGACGTGCTTGGCCTTGCTGTTGACCCCGAAGGGCGGGCGCACGTAGCGCGTCACGCCGCGCATGCCGGGGTCGGTGCCGTCTGGCGCCAGCCCGCGCCGGATCAGTTCATCGGACAGGTTCGAGGCCCGCCCCAGTGACGTCTCAGGCACCGCCAGCGCGTAGCCCCACTGCTCTGAGCCCGGGCTGGTCTGGACCTTGAAGGTCGGCCGCGGCAGGCGCTCGGCGAGCTCGTAGGGGATCTTCTCGCCCACGTCGTCGAGCACCAGCACGTACATGGCCAGGAAGTTGGCCTTGCGGCGCACGGCGCGGTCGCCATCGACCCTGAAGATCGACACGCAAAAGTAGGCGTTGAGCAAGGCGTCGAGCAGGCCACCCTCGCGGTAGGCCGCGAAGTGTCCGCCGGCCCAGCACGCCCCGCGGCGCTCGACCGTTATCGCGGACGGGTCGTCCGGGAACTGGGTGTAGTGGACGAAGTGAACCGCCGGCCCGAAGATGTCCGCCAGGAATTGCTCCAGGGTGACGTCGATGGGGTCCGACAAGGTCCCGTGCAGTGTGATAAATTCGACCTGGTTCATTGGAGCACCACCGTCTGCCATTACAGGGTCTCCTTGAGCAGTCTCCGCAGGGCCTCGTCGTAGCTGACGTCGACCACCTTCAACCCGAGGTAGTCCAGCACGACGAGGCCTTTGCGCAGGCACGCTATCTGCTTCGACAGTTCGCCCTCGGACATCCCGAGCTCGACGGCCATCTTCTTCTGTGATCCGCAGCGCAGCAGCGCTGACTCCAAAGTGGAAAGAGATTTTCCAGAGGTTTCCATTCGGACCTCCTATTGTTTTGAGTGAGGGAGTCCGGGGTCACCGGACCTAGTCAGGCCGAGTCGCGGCCCTCCACACCCGCGCAGGGGAAAGCGAGCTCCTCGAGCGTCAGGTGCGGGAACACCCGGCGCAGCGCGAGGTACTTCTTACGCGACGGCCACTGTTGCCCCCGTTCGAGCCGGGAGACAGTCGCCGGGTCAAGGCCGCAAGCCTCAGCCAGTTCGGCAACCGTCATCCCGCGCTCGGCACGGGCGCGTTGGAGGGGGGTTGTGCATGTCTCAGCCATGCCACGAATTTACATTAAACGTAATATCCGCCAAGGGTACGGATTACGTTTACCGTCGCCTCGCCCGCCGCCCGGTGCGGCAGACTATCGATATGGATATTGGATGGGCGATTGATACCCTGCGCAGGGAGAAGGGCTGGACGAAGTCCGAGCTTGCCGTGCGCGCCGGATTCAATGACCCGAACCTCAACCGCATCATCAGCGGCAAACAAGAACCAACAATAAAGCGGCTCGAAGCACTCGCACAGGCCTTCGGTATCCAGGTCTACGAGATCCTTCGGCTGGCCGAGACCCGGCAAGGAGCAGACGCACGGAAGGCGTTACTGCACAGCCTCATCGATGAGATGACGCCCGAGCAGATCGACCACGCCTTCCGCCGATCGTCTCAAGCAGCTCAACGTCGCGCTGCGCTACATCAACAGATCGCGATCAGGAAGCGTCCTGACTCAGTCGTTTACTTCCCTACCCCGCACAACTGCTACACCGTCCTGGTGGAGCTTGTCGCCCGCAGCGCCATCGCGCACATGCTGACCCAACTGCCTGAAAGGGCAACCGAAAACCGCTAAGCCCCTCCGGCTGCCCTGCCCTACCTGCGCTCGTGCGAAAAATTACGCTTGACGTAATCCCAAATATTACGTTTAATGTAATCGCGGTCACGGAGACCGCACCACACGACCAAGAGGACACGACCATGCAATGCGTAAACCTCCAGACGATCGACACCATCGAGTACGGCGCGGACTGCGACGAGGACTACTACTGCGCCGTGCAGGACGCCATCAACAACGGACTCTGGAAATTCCAGGGCAGCTACGGCCGCACCATGATGGACGCCATCACCAGCGGCTACTGCATGCTCGGCCGGCAGTCATTCAAGGACTACTGGGGCAACACGATCCCCAGCCGCGCGGACGTGCAGGAAGGCACCAAGGGAAGCTACCAGTACGTGGCTGAGATCCGCGGTGAGGCGTGGGCCGAGATGATCGCCAACGTCGGGTTCGCGGAGGTTCAGTCATGAGCATCACCGTCTACCGCATCGAGGTCCAGGTCACCGACCCGGGCACCCGCGAGCGCTCCTGGGCCCCGGTCCGCCAGTCGGGCCGCAACAGCAACCCGTACACCTGGCCGACCTACGACGAGGCCTTCGACGCCATGCGCCGGCTGTACGCCGACGTGGTCGCTGACGGCAACGTCAGGGTCGCCGCCGTCCAACTCTGAGGAGACAGTCATGCCTAACAAGTACTACGAGGACGACACCCTCAACCGCAAGTGTCTGAACTACCTGCGCAGCCTGCGCCGTCGCGCGACCAGCAAGCCCGACGTCGTCAGGTGCCAGGCGCACGGTGGCCCCTACGACGGCAAGCCCGTCTTCGTCACCGCCATGGGCGACGGCAAGACTGCCACCTTCCAGGTCGGCGACTGGCATGGTCGCTACGAGTCCAGTTCCCCCGGGGCCGTTGTCTGGGTGCCGGTGTCATGAGCTCGCAGATCCGCATACTCGACCCCCTGTACGTGTTCGACGACTACGAGCCGCAGTACCAGCCCAAGGGCCCGTCGTGGGATTGCGACCTGACCCAGACCGCGACCCTGGGCGAACTGATGGATAGCCAGATCTATGGACTGCTGGCCTTCTGGCTCATCCGCCACGGGGCCGCGCAGGATGCCGTCGTCCGGCACAACGCTCACGGGGGCTACCGCTTTATCGAGCTCGACGGTACTCGCTACGCCGAGCGCAACACACTGATCACGGAGAGACCCTCATGAGCACAGGCAGACCGTCAGGCTGGATGAAGGACAAAGACCGCTCGATCGCGCTGCGCACCGAGCTACAGGGCGGGGTGTTGGAGAACGACCCCAACACCGCCAACCGCAAGATCCGCGAGGCTCGCGACGGTGGGTTCTGCGAGAACCGCCTGCGCGCGGACCGCTACCACGACGAGCGCGAGCTCGAGAACACACTGAAGGAGGTCTGGGAATGACTGTCATTGAAACCGCCATCGCGCTGGCCCAGTTGATCGGCGGTGCGGCGCTCGTGTTCGCCGTGCTGTGCATCGCCGCCGACGGTGCGCAGTACCTGAGCAAGGGTCACCGGCTGCGCCGCCCGCGGGGAATCCGTCGTGGCTGACGAGACTGAAGACGTCTGGGCCTTCGACCCCCTGGACGACATCGTGCCCTTCGGCAAGCACCGGGGTAAGTCGATCCGGGAACTGCCGACCGACTACGTGTCCTGGTTGCTGTCGAAGGCGACCTTCGACTGGGTGGACGCCAACCGCGACACCCTCGAGCGCGCGCTCACCCACGTCGACGAGTCCGCCGTGCCCGACTACACGCTCGCCGACGACCAGCGCGAGGCCGCCGACGACATCGAGGCCTGTCTCGTCCTGGGAGAGGCCAACGCGCACCGGCTGCAGGGTGGCGCGGGCTACGGCAAGTCGTTCGCCTGCATTGACGTCGTGCTGCGCGCCAAGCGGGCCGGGTTCATCGTGCGGGCTTGCGCCACCTCCTACGTCGCGACCCAGAACCTCGCCAAGGACCTCGAGCCGCTCGGGGTGGAGTGCGCCACGATCGCGCGCACCCTGCAGCTGGATGTCATCCACCGCGGCATGAAGGACCTGTACGTCCCGGGCGATCGCACCTATGGCGAGCTCGCCGTGCTGCTCCAGGAGGGGTCCATGCTCATCGTCGACGAGTACTCCATGGTCGACGACACCATCGGCACCCTGCTCCTGGACGCCGCCGCGCGCCATGGCGGGAAACTGCTCGTGGTCGGCGACGTGTACCAGTTGCCGAGCCCGGCGCAGGACTGGGACTCGAACCTGTGCAAGGTCGAACCGTCCTGCGAGCTCGTCCTGCCCAAGCGCTACGCCGCCGACTCCGACCTGTTCAAGATCGAGCGCGAGGTGCGACAGGACCCCTACCAGTTCGACCCCGACCGCTACGCCAGCTCACCCGAGGTGGGCACAGTGTCCACCCTGGACGGCCTCGTGGACGCCTACGTGCGCAGCTACCAGGACAACCCCGACGACCAGCACCTAATGGTCTGGTACCGGCGCGCGGACATGGCGGCGTCCAACCGGCAGATCCGCCGGGCGCTGTTCAGCGATGGCGTGGCCGAGATCGCGCCAGGCGAGCAGTTGCGCGTGCAGCGCACGGCGGACTTCACCCCCTACTACGGCGCGGACGGTGACAGGGTCTACTCCGGGACGACGTTCGCCGTGCGCGAGGCCCACGTCGGCGACCAGACGATCACGATCGACGAGGCGGGCCTGTCGTTCCACATCCCGTGCTACTGGGTGGACACCGACGACCTGCGCCGGTTCGCCGTGCTGTTCTCGATCACCGAGAACCAGGCCGAATCCGGCACCCGCGGGGCCGACGAGTTCAATGCAGCGCTGCGCGAGTTGGCGCAGTGGTGCGACGCCAACAACAGCTGGAAACCCTATCGCGACTTCCGCAACTGCTTTGTGCAGGTCGCCTACCAGTACGCCAGCACAGTACACCGTGTGCAGGGTCAGAGTGTGGACCGGGTGTTCACCTGCCCGAACGCGTTACGGATGGCCGACCCGTACACGTCGACCAAGTTGCAATACGTGGCCCTGACCCGGGCCAAGAAGAAGCTGACCTGTCTGTAGGAGGACACCATGTCATTCGAAGCAACCCTGAAATCCATCGCGGAGTCCCTGAAGGACATTGCCGACACCCAGCGCAAGATCCTGGAGGCTGCCACCGCACGCACGACGCAGCCGGCCGCCAAGGAGCAGACCCAGACCAAGCCTGAGCCCGAGAAGAAGGTCGAACTGCCGGCCGACGCGGAGGCCAAGCGCAACCCCCAGCACGCCCCGATCACCGAGGACGAGTTG